GATTACTGAAATAGTTGAATTAATTGTTAAATTTTGCAATGCAATGGAAGAAAACCCAATAGTAAGACACACACAATCACCTATTCATAATATTACGTTCAATACAGGTTCTACCTTTAAAGGCGTAACAGCAGGTGCTTCAGGAGCAAAAGCAGTTCGTGGTAAGGGTGCTGATTTACTGGCAATAGATGAATGCTTTCCTGCTAAAACTAAAATTTTGATGGGAGAGGGGCATTTTAAAACAATTGACACAATTAAAAAAAATGATAGAGTCATGTCATTTTGTTCTGAGACAAATAGATTTATTAGCAAACCTGTGCTAATAGCAAAGTGCAATGGAAAGAAAGATGTATATACATACACTACTGTCAGTGGTAAAAAAATACATTGTACTGATAATCACCCTGTTTTAACGTCTGACGGATGGAAGCCTATCAATGTTGCAAAAAACATAGCAACAACTAAGACTAGAACTGGAAACTATTTTTTTGAAACAATAGTAGATTGTAAATTTAAAACTGCAGAAATGGTATATAATTTTGAAGTGAAAGATACGCACTCTTACATAGCAGATGATTTTATTGTACATAACTGTGACTTCTTACGACCTAAAGACCTAAACTCTATTTTAGGTATTTTAATGGATAGTAAGAATACAGAATTCTGGGCATCTTCTACACCTATTGGTGAAACTAATTTGTATAAATTAAGTCAAGATCCTACGTTCAAAGAGTTCCATTATCCTTCTTTTGTTATTCCTCACTATGATGATACGATGGATGCAGTGTTAAGAGCTCAGGTGGATGATGCTGGTTATATACAAGAGGTTAAAGCAGAGTTTGGTGCAGATAATGATAGTGTATATCCTATCAATTTTATTGAGCAAGCTGTTGTAAGAGAAGAGTTACTTATTAATGTAGAATATGTTAATAGAAATAGAAAAGACTTTATTCTAATTATGGGTGTAGATTGGAACCATGATAAAGTAGGTACAAGAATTATTATAGTTTGCTATCATAAACTATCTGGGCGTTATAAAATTGTTCATCGAGACAAAGTAAGTAAAGAAGGTTGGACGCAACCATTAGCTGTTGAAAAAATAATCAATTTAAACAGAGAATATGATTGTGATCATATATATTTAGATGAAGGGTTTGGAACACCTCAAGCAAGTCAATTAAGACTATTTGCACAATCTCAGTTTGGTAAAGTACCTGCTATGCATCCAGATTTAAAACTAGCTAAAGTTGTTAGCGTATCTTTTGGAAGTAGTATGACTTTACAAGATCCAGTAAGTGGAGAACAATACACTAAAAGAACTAAACAATTTATTGTTGAAAATTCAGTAGACATGTTGACAAGAGGTTTATTAGTGTTGCACGAAGAGGATGATATTGATATAATTAAACAAATGAAAAATTACATAGTGAAAAGTAAATCTGCAAATGGTTCTAAAACATATGCATACAAAGATGCACAAATAGGGGATCACGATTTAGATGCATATAACATAGCTTTATATGGATTTAGTCAAGAGTACTCAGTGTACGTTAATTCTGGGCCTATAGTCGGAATTAACAGTTTACTAACTCAACGCTCTATTGACACTCAAGATGCAGTAAGTATAGTTTCACATAGTTCCAGTATGATAATAAACACAAGAGATTCCTTATTAAAAAACAAGTTTAGAGGGAATAAGAGTTCTTCGCAATTTAAAACACGGAAGAGATGGTAAAAATGATTGTAACTAATATACCTGAAATAGGTCTAGAGCATATTTCAGGTGCTTATAAAACTTTAAATGGAGTTGGAATATGTTTTTTTGATCCATTGTCGGAGGCATTAATAGAATTTAACAATACAACTAAAATCCCTGTGTACCCCTCTGAAGAGGCGTACAGACGCTTTTTCATAGTAAAAGATAGCGTTGAAAATTCTTTTTTAGCACTTAATACAGTTACACTACAAACTCAAGAGGCAGAAGATTACACTGTTAAAATAGTTAATGACAAATCAATTGACATTTCTACAGTACCAGATAACAATACATTTATTGAGTTTTTTAGTAATCATCCTAGCGGTATTATACCTTTTTACTTGTATATAAAATCTAATACAAGTTCTTATGCTGATGTAGAACTTAAATTAATTTTAACTGTAGAATAAGGAGAATATATGAGTGATACAATAGAAGATGTGTTAATGTTTTCAAACAAAGAATACAAAGATTTAATGGAACAAGCTGACAAAGTAATATCAGAGTTAGAGGTAAAGTTAAGCGGTGTTTCTGTAAAAGTTAATAAACAGTCTACTAAGGTTATAGAAGCCGTCAAAGCTGTTTTTGGAGAGACATATATTAATCAAGAGGGTGGAACTGAAATTACATTTGAGATGTATAAGCAGGTTTTAACACAACTTAGAAATATAGGTAAGTTAAAAGTTGAGGAGTATTTATAACGTTGGCAGAATTAACTGGTGGAATAGAACAACAAACTATAGTAACCCAACAAAAAGCAGGTCTATATAAAGAAATTTTTGAATATGCTAAAGATGATTTTTTTTCTATAGCAGATATGAATAAATTTTACGGTGAATTATCTAGATACTTAACTATGTTTGAAATGCAATTAACTCAAGTCTTAGCACAATTAGCAACACACACTCATGTATCTCCAGGAGGTTTAAGTCCTGCACCTACAAGCCCACTGTATCAGTTGTCGCTTGGAATAAGATTGTAATTCCTGGAGTAACACCTTTACTAGTACAAACATTTAGTGCAACACCTAACACAAAGCTAGGGATAAATAACATAGTTTTAAATGGTTCTCCAATAGTGTTAGCAGTGCCTAGAAAACTAACAACTGATCTAGCAATTCCTGTAGTCCCACCATTAATGAAAGCAACGCTATAAACATAAGGATAGATATGGCAGTACAAGTAGAATTCACAGAAGAGGTAAACATATCTGGTGTATATATGACATATTGCCAGACAATTTTAGAAGCCTTTACCAAAGCTCTTGATAAAAATGAATGTAATGTAAGAATACTAATTTCTGCGCACAACGAAATAAAAGACCAACAAGACGAATTAAAAGATTTATATGAAATGACACAAAAAAGTGTTGAAATCCCTAAAGACACTAGTAAAAGGGTTTATGTCCGCCCTAACAACCCTGATGATGTTATACGAACATTAATTGACAATCCAGATAAGCCTGTAGATAGTTCAGCACTTGATGCACTTAAAAATGGACTAAATGATGATTGTATAGACTGTAAATTTAAGTTTCCTAAGATTAATTTCACAAGTAATTTGAGATTTAGTTTTGAAAAATTGAAAGTAAGTTTAGAAGCGTATGTAGATACATTTGATCAATTAACAAACCCTAATTTATGTCATTCAGCTGCAGTATTTAACTACTCTTGTATGCAAGAACTACTAGAAATGCTAGTATTACTAATAACTCTTTACACTACTCTATCAAAGTTGAGCAGTTTAAGTGGTATTTCTTTAAATGGCTTTATAAAAGGGATTATATCTGGTTTATTAGGTGCTATTATAGGTAGTATTAAAATACAAGTGGATTTATCTAATACAGGTATTTCTTGCCTTCTAAACGCACTGCATACATTAGCTGATAGATTTCCTAGCGGTTCTAATATGGTGGGGTACGTACCTGATGAATGGCTAGAGGAACAAGAGAAAAAAGAAGCGGATAGTGCAGAACAAGAGAAAGAAAATAGAAGTTATAACCCGTTTTCAGCTGATGCTGTAGCAAATGCATTAAAAGCACTGCAAGATGAAACTATTGATACGTTTACTAAAGCTCAACACCAAAATATAATAAGAAGATTTACAAACGAACTTCAAAATACAACAAATGAGTATGAAAAGTTAATTGACAGCTCGTTGAAAGTATTTGACAATGTCGCAACTAAAGCACAAGAGAACTTGAATAAAAAAATTGCAAGTATGTTTGGTTTAATGGATCATTTTCAATGCGAAGCAGCTAGAACTGGCACTGGAATTATGGAATTATTACCATTTATTCAACAGGTGGTTCAAGTTATTAACTTAGTGTCTGCTTTAATTGCACAAGTAGCTAACAAGCAAGTTAAAAAAATGTGTAAGCCAAAATCAGGTGTAGTAGAATATTCCGAAGAACTTCAAAAACAAGTTGAAAATGGATCAACAGAATGGTTGGAATTAGTCCCTACAGATCTACTTGAAGAGTTTTTAGGAGTAGAAGTTATACCTTTCACAGAAGGTGGTTCAAACAATAATGATATTATCCCAATAATATTAGATAAACCTAAGCAAACATGACTACCTAAGCTAAGCCTAGATAATTGTAATCTACAAGATTTCATAAATGCACATAAACCAGACAATATTTTAAAAGCTGTTATTGAAGATATTAGAAAGAAAAACGAATTATACCCTTCAGATTCTAAAGAGTATGTTAGTGGTGTTAATATTACTCCTGATCGTTTTAATAGAGACTCTTTTATATACGATAAACTTCCTTACCAAGATGTCGATACAACTACAGAACAAATAACTAGAACACCTTTTGAAGAAGTTACAAACAATGGAAGATGGAAGTTATATCCTATTCAATTTGTTAAACCAGTATTTGATTATGATACTTTAAACTATGATGGAAACATTGAAGAGAACAAACGTATCATAGAAAAAAATAATGACACTAGTTACGGTATTAAAACGATTTTAGATTTTATTTATAATAACCCAACTGATAAGATAAGTGATAGTGTTGCACAAAAAAACACACAGACTAATTTAACAGACTATTTTAAACCTGGTGTTTCTGACACTAATATAATATACAAATCAATAAATAATAATAAAACGAATTTAAAGAATCCAGAAGAAAGTTTATATAAAGAAGATTCAGCTTCGTATCTAAATACATGCAGAGATATAAACGATGTTTTAGGAATGCTTGAAGAATTGAAACGGAGCTAAGATGCTACTTAAAACAAATTATACACATGTGATCTCTGATAGAAAAATATCAGCACCTCTTAAAAAATTAGAGAATCCTTTATTCATAGAAAATTTAAGAATTAAAAAAGATTTTAAACAAAATGTCTTTTTTAAACCTTGCAAACCTTTTGATTTTACAGAATCTTATCGTATTAACAATACAGAAGCTTTTGTATCTGCTGCTTTATCGAAGAAAAAGAACTTAATTCTAAAAGATGGGTATAAGTTTGAATCTGAAAATCAAGAGGATATTAGATATATAAAGAAACGCCTAAGTGAGATAGAGTATGTTACTGGAACTTCTTTTAGTACTTTGTTATTGCAAATAACATCTTCTGCTATTATCAATCACAATGCTTTTGTATACTCGTTCAGGAAAGAAAAACACTCTTCTGGAGAGATTAGAAAAGATGGAAGGAAGAATATTAAACCTATAGCAGGTTTTTATCATCTCTCTGAAACAAAAACAGATTTAATAGAGAACAATTATGAAGCTGTAGTTGGTTACAAATACAATTTAAAAAGAGGTATTTATAATGAATTTGAGAAGGATGAAATTTCTCACCTTACCATAGATAAACATCCAGATTTAAATTTAGGTACTCCGCCTCTAGAAGCTGTAAAAGACGATATCTTATCTCTAAGACAAATAGAAGAAATGTTAGAAAGAGTTATTTATAAACTGTCTATGCCCCTAATACATGCTAAGGTAGGTACAGATAATTTTCCTGCAGGGATTGATTATGGTACTGGCAAACTAGAGGTAGATATTGTCAACGATCAGATTATGCATATGGAAGATGCTGGTGGTATTACTACATCGCATAGAGTAGATTTAAAATTATTGGGTGCAGAGTCGTTAGCTATTAGATTAACACCATATTTAGACCATTTTAAAAATAGAGTTTTAGTTGGATTATCTACATCAGATGTAGATCTGGGCACTGGTACAACTACTACAGGTGGTGCTGCTTCTATTGTAAGTGAAACACTAAGACAAAATGTAGAGATGTATCAAAACGTTATAGAGACGTTTATAACAGACAATATTATAACCCCTCTACTCCTGGAAGCTCCTAAACATAGGGATAAGTTATTCTTAGAAGAAGAGGATAAAGTGTTTTTTAAACTTAATAAAACTCATTTAGAAACTAAGATCAAATTAGAGAGTCATTATATCAATGAACATAATGCAAACTTAATAACAAGAGATGAGTATAGAGCACACACTGGACGTAGACAACTAACCACTAGAGAAGAAGAGGAGTTATTAAAATTAAACGGGAAATTACCAGATGGTAGTAACATACCAGATGGATTACATCCAGATCAAAAAGCAATGTTAAAAGCTAAGAGCACTGTAACGACTTCTAGTAGCAGTAGTAAACCTGCTGCAAAACAATCTAAAGGATCTTCAAACCCTACCAGTAATTATACTAGTCCTACTAATCAGCATAATAAATCTCCTATAAATGATGATTTAAATGTTCAAAGGTATCTATATAATCTTAAAGAAGGCAGAGAAGAATTAGCAAATAGTTTACTTTCTGTTGCTATTCATGATAGTATCAATGAATATGTTAATTACTCTGTAGAGGATTGTAGTAATTTAGTTAGATCGTTGACAAAGACATTAAACACATATATACTTCAAAATATTAGCGACTACAGTATATTAACTAATACTGTCAGAAGTGTAATATACAAAAACATATTAGATGTAATAGGAAATACTGAATAACGTATTTAAGGGATAAACAATGTCTGATAAATTTTCGTATTCTTGTAATTCAACAGTTAATAGTGATATACTTGATAGTATTAAATCTAACGAGAAAATAGTATCTTTAAGTTTAAATATTAAAGCCTCTCATGCTGGTAAAGTTAATGGTAATTATGTGTTTTATACTCCAAGAAGTATGAGACAAGGGTCTACTACTTTAATAGAACCTTTTAAAAAACATCTACAAAAACTTCATAGAGGAGATGCTGTAGGTGTTATTAATGATGCCTACTATATAGATTATTCAGAGAACTACTCCGAGGAGGTTAAGAGTATTTCAACTCGCATTGAAACTGCTCAAAGTCAAATAGAACTAGTTAAAGCTGTAAAAGAATTAGTAAGGCACAGTGATTATAAGAATACAACATACAAAGGGTTAGGTGTTTTAACCGTTTCTGCGGAGCTTTTTGACAGCACTTTAATCAATGACTTGACTACTGGCGACAATAAAGGTAAAGTCAGCATCGGTGGTAACGT